AACAATTATGAATTTAGATAAAAACTTTAGTGAAACAATTATTAGATTAAATCAGAAAATAGATAAGTTAAGAGAATCTATACATGATAGAGAACAAAAGATAATAGCACAAGAAGAAACTATAGATGCTATGGATAAACAATTAAAAGATTTAGAATTACAAATAATGGATAAAAATTTTGGAACATGGAAGAATATAGATTAATTAAAATGGTAATAAATGATAAAGAAAATAGAAAAACATTATACAAAGTAATAGCATATGGCCTATTGTCTTTTGTAAGTTTTTTTAGTTTCTTGTATGGCACAATGTATTTTATTGGATGGATGGTAAGAATGAAATTGTAAGTGCATGTTGGGGTGCTGATTGCTATGTATATTACAAACCAGTAGAACAAGGAAAGAATAAAATGGTAAAACTGGAAATGAATTTACAAGGCAACATAACCACAGGCACAGAACTATATAAACAAAACAGTAAAGAAATAATTAAAAAAATTGTAGAACTATATGAATATATTTATAAAAATTATGTAACTTAAAGTAATTTCATTTTTGATTTGATTTGGTTAATATTAAGGCAGGTAGAAATACCTGCTTTTTTTGTGTTATACACTTTGCTAATAATTTTATTGTATAAGTATGAAATTAGATATAATACTACCTACTGATTTATCAGAAATAACTTTACAGCAGTATCAAAAGTTTGTAAAGATAGATACAGAAGAAAATAAAGATAGCAGTTTTCTAATGCACAAAACTGTAGAAATATTTTGTAACCTTGATTTAAAGAACATTGTAAAGATTAAAATGGTAGATGTAAAAAAAATACTTGCACATTTAAATGAAGTATTTGAAAAGAAAAATGACCTTATACCTACTTTTAATTTACATGGTAAAGAATATGGTTTTATACCTGCATTAGATGAAATGACTTTAGGGGAGTATATAGATTTAGATGAAACTATGACTGACTGGGAAAAGATGCACAAAGCAATGGGGGTTTTATATAGGCCAATAATTTACAAAAAAGGTAGCAGATATAAGATAGAAGAATATACAGGTGCAGAAAACAATGAAGGTTTTAAAGATATGCCTTTAAACATAGTTATGGGTGCTTTAGTTTTTTTTTGGAATTTAAACAACGAATTACTACAAACTACCCTGAACTATTTGAAGAAGGAAACGAAGGAAACGAACATGGAAGCTTACAAAACTTTGGTAGAAAGTGGGGATGGTATTCAAGCATCTATGGACTTACTAAAGGGGATGTTTCCAAATATGACAGTATCACTAAATTAAATGTACACCAATGTTTAATGTTTTTAGCATTTGAAAAAGAAAAAGTACAATTAGAAAGACAACAGATAAAAAGTAAACAAAGATGACAAAGTTTTATGATGTACTGGACAAAATAAAAACCAAGCTGATAGCTGAACCATTTTGTAATACAGTAAGCTATGGTAGTTTAGATGATGTAGATTTAAACAAACAAAGTATATTCCCTTTATCACACATAATAGTAAACAACTGCAATGTGGCCACAAACACATTAACATTTAATATTAGTGTACTTGCAATGGATATTGTAGATGAAAGTAAAAAAGAAACTACAGATATATTTGTAGGTAACGATAATGAACAAGATGTACTAAATACCCAACTATCTATACTAAACAGATTAATGGCATTATTACAAAGGGGTGATTTATATACAGAAGGTTACCAAGTAGAAGGGCAGGTAGGATGTGAACCATTTGTGGACAGGTTTGAAAACAAACTTGCAGGATGGGTAGCTACATTTGATTTAATTGTACAAAACGATATGACAACATGCTAACAAAAGGTAAAAAAGCAAGAACAGCTTTAGATAAATTTAGAAGGTTTGTAGTACAAGAAAGTAAAAACCAACTTAAAAAACAAAATAAAAGTGCAAGTGGTAAACTACTAAACAGCATTAGTTCTAAATTAAAGGAAAGTGAAAATAGTTTCAGTTTGGAGTTTTTTATGGAGGAATACGGATATTATCAAGATAGGGGTGTAAAAGGTAAAACAAGCACATACCCTGAAATAGCAAAATTTGGTACACTTGCAAAATTTGGTAGTGGTAAAGGTAAAAAAGGTGGTCTTACTGAAGGTATAAAAAATTGGGTAAAAAGAAAAAGGTTTCAATTCCAAGATAAAAAAACAAAAAGATTTTTAAGTTATAATTCTACAGCATTTCTTATAACAAGGTCAATATGGAACAAAGGGTTAAAACCAAGTTTGTTTTTTACAAAACCTTTTGAAAAGGCATTTAAGCAACTACCTGAAAAGTTAGTAAATGCTTATGCACTTGAACTTGAAGATTTTATTAAATTTAGTTTAAGCAAAAAATGAGTACAAAAATAAATTCACGAAGCCCATTTTACATAACAGCTACTGAACCTACAGTATCAGAAGGTGCATTTAGTTGTACTACAGCAGGACTTGCAAACTTTAGTGTAGAAAGTAATGGTACTATTATAAACCCAACTATACTTAAAGGTACAATAATAGCACAAGACCACATTGAGTTTGCAGCATTAGCATCAGATGGTAGTAACACCCCAAGAACTGTAAACTACACAATACGAATACCTGACAATTACACAAATACTACAGATGGTACAATAAGCTGCCCACAAACATTTACACAATTAGTACCAACAACTTGTGTATCAGGTAATAATAACATGGCAGTTTTTGCAGGTTCAATATCAAACCTTACAAGTGTATCTACAGGTAGTACAGTTTCACTTGGTAGTTTCTTTTCAAATGGAACAAGTGCAACTATTACAAGCTATGAGGTTTTAAATTATCAAGGTGTAGCAATAGATGCAGTTCTTACAGGTACAGTACCAAACCAAACACTAACTTTTTCTACTACTTCTACTTGTGTAAGTGGTACATTCAAAGTAAGGGCAAGGAATAGTGTAGATGCTTGTATAACAGATAGTAATGATTTTACAGTAGCTTCAGCGTGTACAAAATCTTTACATTGTACAACACAAGATGCTACCACAGATGCAGTAGCTTTAACTGGTGGTGCTGTAAGTTCTACTGGGGTTGTATCAATACCTAATTACACACATACAGGTGATTTAACAAGAGTAAACATAAAAACTATAGCAGGAGTTTCAAACACTACAGATATTACAACTGATGTAAAAGCAGGGAATGCAGTTTCAGCTTTAAACAACACCACAGGTTCAAGTAGAACAATAGAATTAACATTTAGGTTTGTAGTGCCTTCAGGTTATAGTAATGCAGGTGCAAATTTAGATTGTGATGATACATTTACACAACCTGCAACAACAACACCTGAACTTGTTTGTGCAGATGAATTTATAAGTTATGATGGTTTTAGTATAGCAACCACTGGTGATATAATTACAGGTAGAGGTACAGTAGATGTAAATGGAGTAACTGCTACTTTTGTAAGAGCAACTACAGATATTTCAGATGGTGCAGGTGGGTTTTATGCTGCATTTCCTGAACAACCAAATGCCACACCAAGAACAATAAAAATAACTTTTGTTGTACCAAGTGGTTTTAGTAATGCTAATGCACAAAAAACTTGTGATGTATCAGGATTTACCCAACCCCCAACAAGTAACCCATGTAGTGCTACTAACCCTAACTTTTTTATAAGTGGTGATTCTTTTACATCTCAAAGAGCATTTTGTGATAACAACAAAAAATATTCAGTAAATGATTCAGTAACTATAAATAGCTCAAGTACAACACTTTTAAGTATAGTGAAAGGTAACATTGTTTGCAGGGGTTCAGCATCTATAGGTTTCGATACAGTTGATGGAGATAATAAGTATTTTGCAGTAACAGAAAACCCATCAAGTAGTGGTGCAGGTAATATTGGTGCTTCTTTTATGGTGATTAGAATAGATGACAATGGTGTGATAACTGATTTAAATAGAGCAGTTAATTGTACAAGTGATTTTGGAAACGATAATATAGTTTAGTATGGCTTTAAAAAGTGCAAGATTAGAAATTTATATATATAGTGGTACAGCGGGTAGCTATACTTCAAGTGATTTAAAATATACTTTAGACAAAGATAGGATTACAAGCCAAAGTAATATAATTTTTGAAATAGGTAATTTAGTAAGGGATTATATAACCCATGATTTTAATAACGACTATGCAAGTGTTACTAAATGGGTTACAGTAGTTAAAAGATTATTTGATTCTACTACAAGTTTAGAATTTACAAGTGGTTCACCAGTAACCACAAACTTTTTAGCATTAGATGGATTTGGTACTTTTGAAGATGAGATAAACCCCCAACTATCTACCAATGCTTTAATATCGGCAGATAATATATATTTACCTGAAAACACAGCAGGTAAGTTACCAATATTTGCAGAAGGTGTAGGTAAAGTTGTAATAGATAGCAGCACAACACAAATAACAGATAGTGGCAATAGCAACCAAAAAATACAATACATAACCATACCTGCTAACACAAACACAATACAAGTATTTGATACAGATGATACAACTGTAAAAAAAACAATTACAGTAAACAATGTATGTGAACCTAAATACACTTCTTTCAAAGTAACATTTGTAAATAAATTTGGTGCTTATGAAGATTTATATTTCTTTAAAAAAACTACAGAAACTTTTACAGTATCAGATGAAACACACAAAACAAATAGTATAGATGTATCAACTGTTACTTACCCAACTTACAAAGGACAGCAACAAAGATATAATGTAAATGCTATCACAAACTTACAAATGAACACAGGGTTTATAAAAGAAGATGCAACTAAAACTATAGAAGAATTATTTTTAAGTGAAAATGTTTTTATAAGATTTGATTCTAAAACATTACCTATAATACCAAGAAGTAAATCATTTGTACACAAAACAAGTTTGAATGATAAGCTAATAAATTATACAGTAGATTTTGAATTTGCATTTAATCTTATAAATAATGTTAGGTAATGATTCAACTGCAATTATTTATAGAAGGCGAACAGGTAGAATTACATGATAATGAAAGTGTAACACTTACCCAGTCATTACAAGATATTTTAGATATACAAAAAGTATTTACAGAATTTACAAGAACTTTTAATGTACCTGCTTCTAAAAATAACAACAAAATATTTAAACACTTTTACAACCCTGATATACTTGCTTTAAACTTTAGCCCAAAAGATAAAAAGAAAGCAGAATTATTTTTAAACTACAAACCATTTAAAAAAGGTTTTGTTAAGTACGAAAGTGTACAGATGACAAACAACGAACCTGAAAATTACAGATTAACTTTTTTTGGTGAAGGCATAAGTATAAAAGATTTATTTAAAGATGATAAACTACAAGATATTACAGAACTAAACAAATTTTTAACTTATTCAGGTAGTGAAGTAATAGCACAAATGCAAGATGGTAGGGATTATAATATAAATGGTGAAGATGTTACAGATGCACTTATATACCCCTTAATAACCCACACAGACAGATTAATATATAATAGTGGTGATGATACAGCAGGCACAAAAAATTTACATGTAGGTAGTAATTCACATGGTTTAGTGTTTGACCAGTTAAAACCTGCATTTAGGGTACATGGTATTATACTGGCAATACAAAAACATTACAATATAAGTTTCAGTGATGATTTTTTCGTAAACACAAATGCAGAATATTTTAATTTGTATTTATGGATGCAAAAACAAAAAGGTAGTATTTTAAATGATGACAACCCACCTACAGCAGCTTTACATAGTACAGCATGGACAGGTATAAAATCTACTTATGATAATAGCGACCCCAACAGGGCTTTAAGTTTAAAAGGTAACCCTTCATTAGGTAAAGCATCAGGTTTTTACTTATATGGTAATGAATATAGAAATGATAAATCTTATAAAGGGAATAGGTTTATGGTTCTTGAAGTTACTACTTCTGTAGGTGTAGAGTATACTGTTGAGATTACACAAGCATTACTTGGTAACAGGTCAATATTCCATGAAAGTACACAAACAAGTACAGGTACAGATAAAATTATAACACTAACACAAGAAAAAAAATTAGAAAAAGGTTTTGGTTATGGTATAAGGATAAGGTCAGCATCAGCAGCAACATTTACTGTAACCATGAGTGTATTTGAAGGTACTAAATTAGGTGGTAACTTTGCAAGTGCTACAAATACCTTTACAACTGCTGTACAAAAATATATATACTTAAAAGACCAAATGCCTGACATAAAGGTGATAGATTTTTTAACTGCACTATTTAAGATGTTTAACTTAACTTCTTTTTTTGTAGATAACACAATAAAGGTGCAACCCTTGCAGGATTTTTATGCAGCAAGTACAACTGTACATGATATTACAGAACATTTAGATTTAGATACTTCAGAAGTTACCCTTCCAATACCATATGATAATATTAGTTTTAAATATGAAGGTAATGAAACATTTTTTACAGCTTTTCATAATCAATATAGTGGTATAAACTGGGGACATTTAAGTACTTCTATTTTAGATGAAGTTACAAATAAAGAATACAAAATTACACTACCATTTGAACACATGAAGTTTGAAAGGTTAAAGAATGTAACAGGTAGTGCAAATATAGATGTTCAATGGGGGTGGAGTGTAAACACAGACCAAGAAAGCATACTTACAAAGCCCACGCTATTCTATGGCCATAAAATTACAAGTGGCACTGCTATAGGTGTAATGCCAAGTGCAGGGGGTTCAGTAACAAGTATTAGTAATTATTATGTACCTTCTAATTTATCTAATCCTACAAGTGATACACAAAGTATACACTGGGGTGTAGAAAAAAACGAATACACAAATGCAAGTGCAGATAAAAGTTTATTTGCTACTTACTACAGGGATTACATTACAGAAATATTTGATGATAGTAGAAGGATATTTAAATTTAAAGCATACCTACCTATTAGTATTTTACTGAATTTACAACTAAATGATAGAATAATTATTTTCAATACGTTATACAAGATTAATAAAATTGTAACAAATTTTGAAACAGGTTTAAGCAATTTAGAATTATTAAATGAAGTAAGTGATTTTGATGTACCAACAGATAATATTATAAATGATGCAATAAAAACTATAGACAATACTGCACTAACAGCAGATAGTACAATAGTAACAGCAGATAATACTTTATTTAGATTATGATAGAACACATATTAGATATGTTAGAAATAGCAAAGCAAGAAAAGAAAATAGGTAAGTACACTTATATAGCACTTGGTAAGCATAATTTACCTACCAGTTTTGTAGAGGGTTATAAACAAGTTAAATTAAATATATGGCACAAAAAGCAATAATACAGGTAGACATACAAGAAGGTGCTGCAAAGAAAGACCTTAAAGATTTAAAACAAGGTATTGATAAGGTTAATAAGGCACAAGTAAACCAAACTAAAGCTACCAAAGAAGCAAGTAAAGAAATGGTTAGTTATGGTGGTGCAGTAGATGGAGTAACTGGTGGTGCTGTTACAAAGTTTAGAGCATTATCAGGTGGTATAAAAGCTGCAACTGCTTCTACAAAAGCATTTAGGATTGCATTGATAGCAACAGGTATAGGTGCATTTGTTGTTGCTATAGGTACACTTGTTGCCAACCTACAGAATAGTGAAGCAGGATTTAACAGGGTACAAAAACTTCTTAAACAAGTAGGTGTAGTTGCAGGTAATGTAACTGATATATTCTTTTCATTAGGTACTTCTTTATTTGCATTAGTTACAAGGGATTTTGATTTAATGAAAGAAAGTTTTAGTGAAGCTACAGATAGAATAAAAAACTTTGGTGAAGAGACTAAAAAAGAAATAAAAATACAGGGGGATTTATCTGACCAACAAGCTGAACTTACCAAAATAGAAAGACAGCTAACTATAGATAGGGCAGAAGCAAATAGAAAAAGAGCATCACTATTAGAAAAATCAGCAGATAGAGAAAACTTTACAGCAAAACAAAGAATAAAATTTTTAGAAGAAGCAGCTAAAATAGATGAAGAAATTACAAATGAAGAAATAAAAGCTGCTGAAATACGATTAAATTTAAAGGTAGAAGAAAACAAATTAAGTGAAAGTTCTAAAGAAGATTTAGATGAAGAAGCAAGATTAAAAGCAGAACTTACAAATCTTGAAACAGCAAGATTAAGAAAACAAAGGGCAGTTACTGCACAAATAACTACAGCATTACGAGAAGAACAAGCTGAAAGAAAAGCTATAAGGAATAAAGAGGAAGCGGAACAAAAAGCTATAAAAGCTAAAGAAGAAGCAGAACAAAAAGCTATAAAAACCAAAGAGGAAGCAGAACAAAAAGCAGAAGATGCAAAACTACAGGCAAAGATAGAAAAAGAAAAAGCTGATGAAAAAACAAGGTTAGATGCTATAGATAAAGTACAAGAAGAATTTAAATTAAAAAAAGAAGATGAACAAGCAGTACTTGAAAGTGAAAAGTTAGAATTAGAACAAGCAAGGAAACTAAAAGAATTAGATGACCTAAATGCTACAGAAGAACAAAAAGCAGGGGTAATTGGTTTTTTTGGTGCTAAAATACAGGATGCCAAAGATAAAGAAGCAAAACAAGAACAAGCAAGAGAAGAATTATTAGCAAAACAAAAATTAGCTGTAACAGCAAATACACTTGGGCAGGTATCACAATTATTAGGTGAAAATTCAGCAGCAGGAAAAGCAGCAGCGATTGCACAAGCTATTATAAATTCTTATTTAGGTTTTACAGAAGTATTAAAAACCCCAACTACTATACCTGAACCTTTTGGTAGTATACAAAAAGCAATTAGTGCAGCATCTATACTTGCAAGTGGTTTACAAACTGTAAGACAAATAACAAGTGTTAAAACACCTAATACAGGTGGTGGTGGTATAAGTGTAGGTGGTGGTAGGGGTTCTACAGCAGCACCAACAAGTGCAACACCCCCTGCTTTTAATGTAGTAGGTGCATCTGATACTAACCAACTTGCAGAAGCAATAAGTGGTAGAGAACAAAAACCAGTAAAAGCATTTGTAGTAAGTAGTGATGTAAGCAATGCACAAAGTTTAGATAGGAATATAATAGAAACTGCAAGTATTGGGTAACAAAACACATAAATAATTATTGTTATAGTATGGATATAATAGAACTTTTTATAGATGAAGAAGATGAAGTAAGTGGTATTGATGCAGTAAGTTTAGTAGAAAACCCTGCAATAGAAGAAGATTTTATAGCACTTAAATCACAAGAATACAAGTTTGCAGAAGTAGACAAAGAAAAACGTATAATTATGGGTGCAGCACTTGTACCTAACAAACCTATTTTAAGAACTAAAAATGATGAACCTTACTATATATATTTTAGTAGGGAAACAGTAAGAAAAGCAAGTGAACTATTTTTTATAAGAGGTAACAGTAAAAAATCTACACTTGAACATAAAGTACCCCTTGAAGGTTTAACAGCAGTTGAAACTTGGATAGTAGAAGATTTAGAAAAAGACAAAAGCAGGTTGTATGATATGGAAGTGCCACTTGGTACATGGATGTTATCAATGAAAGTTTTAAATGATGATATTTGGAACAACTACATAAAAACAGGTAAAGTAAAAGGTTTTAGTATTGAAGGTTACTTTGCAGACAAGATAGAAAGGCCGAATGAACCAAACAAGTTAGAACAAATACAAGAAGAAGAAGCAGAATTTTTATTAGGCCAAGTAAAAGCAATAATAAAAAAAGATAAAAGATTAAAGAAGGGTAAAAGAATAGAATTTGAGAGTTATAGTGATTACCCTGATGCAGTAAAAAACAATGCACAAAGAGGTATAGATTTAAATGCAAAAGTGAATAATAAATGTGCAACCCAAGTTGGAAAAATTAGGGCTTCACAATTAGCACAAGGAAAACCTATAAGTATAGAAACTATAAAAAGAATGTATAGCTTTTTATCAAGAGCAGGTGAATACTATGATGAAGGTAATACAGAAGCATGTGGTACTATTAGCTATTTACTTTGGGGTGGTAAAGCAGGTTTAAGATGGAGTGAAAGCAAACTAAAAGAACTTGAAATGTTAGCTGAAACTGGCCCAAGAGGTGGTATAAAAAAAAGCCCAAAAGCCCCAAAATCAAGCACACCAAACCCCAAACCAAAAGGTGAAGGAACAGCAAAAGGTGATGCTTCTACAAGTAGGGGTGCTAAAGTATCTAAACAAGATGAAGAAACACTTAAAACAAAAGCTAAAGAATTTAACGAAAGGTATAAAAAGAAACTTGGTTATGGTGCAAACGTAGGAACACTAAAAGCAGTTTTTCAAAGAGGGTTAGGTGCATTTAATGTTTCTCATAGCCCAAAAATAAAAAGTGCAAGTCAATGGAGTTTTGCAAGAGTAAATGCCTTTTTATACTTACTAAAAAATGGTAGGCCACAAAACCCAAAGTATACAGGTGATTTTGATTTATTACCTGCTAAACACCCTAAAAGCCCTAAAAAATGAGAACACTATATATAGATGAATACAAACCTTGTAACACAGATGGTAAAAGGGCTTGTTTATGCCCTGATGGTAAAACTTATTCAAGAAAATGCTGTGATGGCAGTTTCCAAGCACAAGGTATAGGTTCAGTTACAGGTACAAGTTAAAAACACAACAAACAAAACTAAATTTTATTGTAATATTATGAAGGCAGATAATATGTTAGGAAAAATCAAAGAATTGTTAAGTATTGATACTGAAACAAAAGAAGTAAAACTTGAACAAGCTACACTTGAAAATGGTACTGTAATAGAAAGTGAAAACTTTGAAGCAGGTAGTGAAGTGTTTATAGTAACAGAAGATGAAAAGGTAGCTTTACCAGTTGGTGAATATACTTTAGAAGATGGCGAAAAATTAATAGTAAAAGAAGAAGGCATTATAGCTTCTATTGGTGCAGAAAAAGAAGAAGAACCTAAAGAAGAAGCTGCTGAAGAAAATTTAAATACTGATAATATGGAAAACAAAGAAGTTGTACAAGAAGTACAAGAAAATCTTGAAGAAGAGAAGAAAGAAGAAATGCAGTATGCAACTAAGGAAGAACTCGCTTCACTTCAAGATGAAATAAAAGAAATCAAAGGAATGATTGAAAAAATGGGTAAAAAAGAAGAAGAAATGAGTGCTGAAGATAAACCCATTGAAGAAAAAGAAGAACTTTCAGCAGTTGAAAAGGTAAAACATAACCCTGAAGAAGAAGTAAAAACTGAACCTGTATTTATGAGCAGAAGAGGTGAAACAACTTTTGATAGAGTTATGAGAAGAATTAATAATATATAAAAATTTAAAAAATGGCAACGAGTTTAACAACTTCATATTCTGGGGAATTTGCGGGTAAGTACATTCAGGCAGCCCTGTTAAGTGGAAAAACTTTAGGTGAAGAAACAATAACAATTTTACCTAATATAGTGCATAAACAAATTATGCAAAAAGTAAGCAGTAATGACATCGTAAAAAATGGTGCATGTGATTATTCAGATAGTTCAACTTTAACATTATCTGAAAGAACATTAACACTTGAAGATTTTATGGTAAATGTTACTGTATGTAAAAAAGATTTCTTAAACACATGGCAAGCAGCAGAAGTTGGTTTAGGTGGTTTAGGTAGAGAAATACCAAAATCTTTTGCAGATTTTATTATAGGACATTTCTCAGCTAAAGTGGCTCAGAGAATGGAAACTAATATATGGGCAGGAGTAAATGGTACAGCAGGACAATTTGATGGATTTAAAGCACTTCTTGCTGCTGATAGTGATGTAGTAGATGTAGTTGCTACAGATGTAAATTCTGGGAATGTAATTACAGAATTAGGTAAAGTTGCTGATGCAATTCCAAGTGCTGTATATGGACAAGAAGATACTACTATATGGGTAGCAACAAATGTTTACAGAAGCTATATTAGAGCATTAGGTGGATTTGGTGCTTCAGGATTAGGTGCTGCAGGTTATGAAGATAAAGGAAACAATCAAGCTATTACTCCTTCTTTCTTTGATGGCATTAAAATTTCACATGCACAAGGTTTAGGAACAAACGAAATGGTTGCAGGACAAAAAAGCAACTTTTTCTTTGGTACTTCTTTGCTCAATGATTTAAATGAAATCAAGGTAATTGATATGAGTGATATAGATGGTTCACAAAATGTTAGATTTATCATGAGATTTCAAGCAGGTGTTCAATTTGGTGTAGGTTCTGATTGTGTTCAGTACACATAGAATACTAATTAATTAACTATAAAAGGGTAGGTAGGGTTTATATCTATCTACCTTTTTTTATAAAAATATAATATTATGGCATGTAATTTAACAAGGGGTAGAAAAGAACCCTGTAAAGATGTAGTTGGTGGTATTAAAGGTGTGTACTTTTTTGATTTTGGTTCAATAACAGCAACTTTTGATAGCACAGATACAGATGTAATAGATAGTTTAGGAGATGTTACTTGTTTTAACTATGAAGTTAAAGGTAACAGTAGTTTTGAACAAGCTATTACAAGTTCAAGGGAAAATGGTACAACTTTTTTCGAGCAAACACTAAATCTTACACTAAAAAAACTAACAGTACAAGACCATAAAGAGTTAAAATTATTATCTTTTGGCAGGCCACATGTGGTTGTAGAAGATTATAATGGTAATGCCTTTATGATGGGCTTAGAACATGGTGCAGATGTTTCAGGTGGAACAATAGTTACTGGTGCAGCTATGGGTGATTTAAGTGGTTATACACTTACACTATCAGCACAAGAACTAAAACCTGCTAACTTTTTAGAAGGTGCAACTTCAGCAAATCCATTTGCAGGGCAAACGGGTACAGTAACAGTAACAGAAGGCACAAACAGTTAGAATTTGATTTTTTTGTTTTAAGAGGGGTAGCAATAGCTGCCCTTTTTTTATTTAACAAAATAGAAGTACTTTTATTGTATATATATGATAGTTTTACAAAGTTCAGGTAGTAGCCAAACATTTAGTTTTATTCCAAGAACATATACTTCAGGAAATACTTATACAATTAAGATAAACAACGAAAGCACAAACAAAGAAGTGTTTAGCCAAACATCTACAAGTTTTACAGAAGTAGATTACTATTACCAGTACAGCAATACTTTTACTTTGGTAGAAGATACTTTTTATACTTTAGAAATTACAGAAGGTAGTACACTAATTTTTAGAGATAAAATATTTTGCACTAATCAAACAGTAGCAGATTACACAGTAAACCAAAACCAGTACACTACCAACACAACAACTAACGAATTTGTATTTATATAAACATGGATAACATACACATAGTAAACTTATCAACCTACAACAAACCCAAAGTAGTAGAAGATAAAAGAAAAGAATGGGTAGCTTATGGTGATGACAACAATTACTACAAGTACCTTATAGACCTTTTTACAAGTTCTACAACAAACAATGCAATAATAAATGGTGTTAGTAATATGATTTACGGCAAAGGTTTAGATGCACTTGATAGTAGTACAAAGACAGATGAATATGCAGCACTTAAAAGTATATTTAATAATGACTGTTTAAAGAAAATTGCACTTGACCTTAAACTACTTGGTGAGGCATGTTTTCAAGTTTTATACCAAAATGGTAAAGTAATAAAAGCTGAACACTTTCCAAGACAAACTTTAAGGCCTGAAAAGATGAATGAAGAAGGTGATATAGAAGCATACTATTATGCACCTGATTGGGAGAAGGTAAAACAAAATACTAAACTAAAAAAAATTGCAAACTTTGGTTTTGGTAATGGTAAAGAACCTGAGATTAAAGTAGTAAAAAAATATGTATCAGGTTATGACTATATATGCCCTGTAGATTATCAAGGTGCTTTAGCTTACTGTGAATTAGAAAGTGAAATATCTGATTTCTTAATGAACGATGTACAATGTAATTTTAGTGGTACTAAAGTAGTAAACTTTAACAATGGTGTACCTGATAGGGAAAAACAGCTACAAATTAAATCTGAAGTTATGGGTAAACTTACAGGTAGTAGGGGTGAAAAAGTTATAGTAGCATTTAACAACAATGCAGAAAGTAAAACTACTGTAGATGATATACCTTTAGATAACGCACCTGCACACTATGAGTATTTAGCTAATGAATGTATTAGAAAAATAATTATGGGCCACAGGGTAACAAGCCCATTACTTTTAGGTGTAAGAGATGGCAATAGTGGTTTAGGTAATAATGCAGATGAAATTAAAACTGCAAGTTTGTTGTTTAACAACATAACTATAAAACCATACCAAGACCAAATAATAGAATGTGTAAATCATATTTTAGCAGTAAATGATATAAGTTTAAAACTTTACTTTAGAACCCTGCAACCTTTAGAATTTATAGATACAGATAACGCAGTAACAGAAGAAGCTAAAGAAGAAGAAACTGGTGTAAAGTTAGCCAGTCAAGTGGTAGATAAAGATTTTGCTATAATAGATGATAGGTTAGCATATAGCACACCTGAAAAAGCTGAAGAAATGGCAAAGAATATTGGGTGTGAAGGTATACATATACATCAGTATATGGACAAAGAATGGTACATGCCTTGTGAATTTCACAACAAAGAAGATTTGCAAAAATACAAATGCCCAAAAGGTTACAAAAAAAACTACAAAACACACAGGTGTGAAAAAATGACTGATGCAAGTGATGAACAATTATTAGCACTTATTGAAGGCAAAGGTGAGGATGAAAAAGAATTACTTAAAAGTGGTTATGTACTTGTAGATGAAAGAAAAGTAATAGATTCAGAAGAAAATAATTTAGATGAGCAGTTACAACTTGCAAGAGTACCAAGAGATACATCTACAAAAAAAAGTGAGTATGATGGTAAAACAAATGAAGGTGAAGATTATATAGTAAGATACCAATACGCACCCCAAGCTGTAAGTAATAATTCAAGAGAATTTTGCAAGAAAATGGTAAGTGCTGCAAGGATATATAGAAAAGAAGATTTAGATAAAGAAAGTGCTGCTAATAAAGAACTATCAGCAAGAGGTGAAAGCACTTATAACTTATTTTTATGGAAAGGTGGGGCAAACTGCAAACACTATTGGTTAAGAAAAACATACATGAAAGAAAAGGAAGGTGTAAAGATTGACCCTAATAACCCAAATGCAATACCAATATATAGGGCTGAAAGAAATAAAAAAGGAATAACACCCCCTAATGAACCAAGAGAAGTAGGAATAAAACCTGCTGATTTACCAAACAAAGGATATAAAAACCCAAGATAATGGCAGAAGCACTATTAATAACAAGGAAAGATGTAGTAAAATTTACTTCAGTTTCAGGAAATTTGGATACTGACAGGTTCATACAATATGTAAAAATAAGTCAGGATAAGCATATAGAAAATTATTTAGGTACAGATTTACTTGAAAGCATACAAGCAAAAATTGTAGCAGGTACACTAACTGGTGATTATCAAACACTGGTAAACGATTATGTAAAACCCTGCCTTATACATTGGACAATGGTAGAAATGTTACCATTTAGTGCTTATACTATTGCAAACAAAGGTGTATTTAAACACAATAGTGAAAATGCAGAAAATGCTTCTAAAGAAGAAGTAGATTACCTTTTAGAAAAAGAAAGAAACACAGCACAATACTATACAAACAGGTTAATAGATTATTTAAGTTTTAATGCACCAAGTAAATTCCCTGAATACTACACTTCAACAAATGAAGATGTACACCCTGATAAAGATGCAAGTTTTGAAGGTTGGGTATTATGAAGTATAAAGCAAAAGAAAATAACATTAAGAAACTTACAGAATACTTAAACAAAAAAGTATATAACAAAAACCAACAAAATTTATTGTATAAATATGGCAAACACAATAAACTGGGGTAGAATATATTGCTTTACAGAATTTGGTGATGAAGATAACACCATAGCAGAAAGCATACCAAGTTTTAGTTCACCTGAATGTTTTTTATTGCCATTAACAGGTAGTTTAATTGAAACTAAAGCATTTACTGTAGACACATTAGTACAAACGGCTGATTCACTTACTTTAACTGCTGACCAAACAGAAATAACACTATAAAAAAAATAAAATGGCAAAAAGTACAGTAGGATTAGGAACAGCAAATCAAGGTGATGGAGACCCAATAAGAACTGCCTTTTCCAAACTAAATGACAACCACACAGAATTATATTCTTTATTGGGTAATGGTACTACACTATCAGTTACAGGTGATGTAGCAATTACTGGTGGTGCAGCAACAATACAAGCAGGTTCAGTAGAAAATTCAATGTTAGCAGATGATGCAGTAGGTGCAGATGAACTTGCAAGTAATGCAGTAGTAACAGCATCTATATTAGATGACAATGTAACACCTGCAAAAATAAATATTTTAGATGATTCATTAGCAGC